CCTCCCCCCGGGGGCTAGCTCCTCCCCCCAGTCCTCCACGAAGTTGATACCTCCCGCCAGGATCGAGAAGAAGCCACTGATCGCCTTTGAGATGTAGGGGATAGCCTTGCTGAAGAGGTCAAGGAAGCTCGACACGAAGGGGCGTATCTGCTCGAAGAGCTGAATAGCCATCTCCTGGAGGTTATCTATGAGCGTTGACCATCGCCCACCGATGGTTTGGGCAGTGGCATCCATAAGACCATGGAACTGCCCCCCCTCTGCCGTTGCATGCTCAATGGCTGAGGCGACCATGTCGGCGGAGATTGCCCCCTTGCTCATCGCCTCTTGGAGCTTCTCATAGGTCAGCTCGGGATGCATCTTCTGCAACTCCTTCAGCGGGTTGAAACCCGCATTAATGAACTGCATGAGATCTTGCCCCATTAGCTTGCCACTAGCTGACACCTGCCCCATAACGAGAGACAGTGACGATAGCTTCTCCCTACTCCCCCCCGAGATATCCCCGAGTTGTTTGAGGTAGGTCATCACCTTGTCGGTTGACACACCAAAAGAGAGCATCTGCTGAGCATTGCTAGTGAGATCTAGCTTTCCAAATGGGCTCTCAGAAGCGAACTTGCCGATATCGCCAAGGATAGCCTTTGCTCTCTCTTCATTTCCAACCAGAGTCGTAAAAGCTGTGGCAGTCATCTCTGCCTCTGCTCCAATCTTCGAGATAGCTCCAATCCCCGAGGCTAGCAGAGTATAGGGGTTGGTGAGGAACTGCATCCCCGGGATGGACATCAGAGAATTGCCGAGGGCAGATGGGGAGAACGCTTGCTTAATACTTGCCCCTACCGTGCTGGCTTTTTCCTGGATGCTCTCCAGCTGGGTAATCACCTTGCGTGCCTCGGTCATCACATTGCCCGAGTCACTCTGTAGTTTGATAAGGAGCTTTAAGATGCTGTTCATCCCTTATTAGCCTTGGCTTCTAGTTCTCTGATATCCTTCACGTAGCGCAGTTTCCACGCCCAGACCTCATCGGGGAGGTCATCGGGAGCGATGCCGAGGTAGTACTCGAGGAGTGTCGAGAGGAAGAGGAAGCCCTCCATCCCCACGACATCTACCTCGGCATCGCTCAGAGCTTTTTTACTTCCGCTTCCTTGACTTGACTGATTTCGTCGATCTTCTTGACGACAGCGAGGAAGAGCTCGTCATCCGTTCGGATTTCCTCATCTCCTTCCAGCCAGATCTGATTGAGCATCACCTCGCTCATTCGAATGGGATCCTTCTGAGTTGAGACGTAGCTGAGATCCTTACGGTTAGGCTTACGCACGAGGCAACTCTTATCCTCGACGGTGATCTCATAGACCTGCTTGTACTTGTCCTTGTACTGCTGGATTTGTTCTGCTGTAAATACCATTCTAATCTTATTCTAATGCTGTTAGACTGACTTCTTCGACAGGAAGACGAAGGGCAGAGACTTCTCTTGGAACTTGTCCCCCTGCTTCCACTCTGTGCTGTCCTCGGTGAACTCGCACCCAGAGAGTGCGTCGGTGACCATCACATCCCCCTTGCTAGGGTTGCCGTAAGCAACAACCATAGAGAGCGACCCTGATAGGATACTCCCCCCCATAGCAAGGCGGAGCGTTTCGTATTCACTCTGTGTCAGGGTTAGCTCCCCTTCGTAGGCGATATTGCCTGACTGGATACAGTGAGCTTTATTCCCCTTGGCATAGAGTGCCTCCTTCTCCTGCTTCTCGGAGTACTTTACCCCACGGAAGCCCTTGATGTCACGACCAGCGACAACAAGGGAGATGTCCGACCATTCAAATTCTCTCGTATTGACCATAGCGCTTACTTCTTATCTGTTTCGGATGCTGTCACAAGGAATCCGAGTGCAACATCGATGTAGCGAGCATAGCCATGAGGGCGCACCTTCAGGGTGAGCTCAATCTTACTCGTTGCTACGACATTCTGCTTGGGATCGATGACACAGCGACAGCCTTCACCGTCTTCACTCGACAGCTCACCCGAGGCTGTCATGCTTCGGTTGATGGCATCTTCCACCTTCTGCTCCCAAGCCTTAATGATAGGAGCCTGTAGCGTGCCATCTTCGTTGAGCTCCAGCTCATCGAGCATGAGGTCAAGTAGACTATCATAGCACAGACGGTATGCCTTATCGATCACTCGACGATTGGCGATCTGTGCATAGTCATCGGTAGGCGATGTCGCTAGATTGTCGTCTGCGACGAAGTAGCCCGTGCGACCGACATATCGGCGAAAGGTGATGTACCTCTTCTCGTAGAGTTCGATGATCTCACTCTGCACTTCCTCGATTGGCTTACCATTGAGGTAGAAGGTCTCAGGCTTGAGCGCCCCATCACGCACTCGCCCAGCATTACGCTGAACGGGGATTGATGCGATACGCCCAGCAAGGATACCTAGGCTAGCACCCTTATCCTCCTGCTTGGTGCTTCCCACAAGCACACCTACTCGATTGTAGTTCTGCTTGGAGAGGTCTCTGAGGTTCTTGCCCGTGTAGCCACGACCGTCGATGACGATGAAGAGGGGGGCATACAGCTCTGAGGTTGCCCAATCAGCGAGCACCTGAGCCTCAGGGAGAGCGGTATAGACATCTGGGGATAAGCCTTCGGTTGCCTCCTCGCTATCCCCCGCACTGCTCGAGAGGAAGATCGCTCGGAGAGCCCCACTATGTCGCTCGATGAGCTTACGTACTGCGCCCTCCTCTTTGGCAAGGAGCTCGGTCATCGTCTTTGCGGGATCAACCCCACAAACGACGACCTCCGTACCCTCCTCCTCCTGGCGGTAGAAGTCTCGCACGAAATGCACAAGGGCTGGATTGTTCTCCTCGGTAACACCGAGGGCTGTCAGCTCCGAGAGCTTACGAAGCTTATAGCTGATCCCCAGCTCAAAGGTTGAGGCGACAGCTGTCGCTCCAGCGACGATGGCGACCAGCCCATCAGGGCTAGTCCCCACCGTGCCAAGCTGACCAGAGAGATAATTGATTTTGATTCGTGGTAACATATCCTCTATCTAGGTTAGATCTACTCTGCGGACTCTACGAGGAGCATCACCCCCTTCTTATCGAATCGACGACCTGAGCCCCCTGCACGCTGGTCAAAGGACATCACTTCGCCGTAGTACTCTGGGCTTGATTCTTCGTAGTACATATTGGTTTCGCCAATAGCACGTGAAACACAGCCCTCCTGCCAGGCGAGACCAGCACCAAGCTCTGTAGCCTCGTGGGCATCTCCATCGAAGAGAATAGTCTCTGCATCAGCCTTGAGGCGCAGAACCTTAGCTCGCTTCATGATGTGGAAGCCGTAGAGCTGACCGAGGATACCTCGCTGGGCATCGGCGGTAGCAAAGAACGCATGCTTGTCAGCCGCACTCAGACTCCCCAGGAGCTTATTGTACATCACAGGATCCAGGAGCAGATATCGACCTTCCTGTGCGATCTTCTGAAGGTCAAATTGAGTCTGAAGCTCAAGGATATCTTCCGACGTAACCTTCTTACGCTTCCCCGTCGCCCCTGAATGAGTATGTGCTGGCATCAGCTCACCACTCGTTCGGACGACACCACCATTAGCCTTAGCCCACTGCTCGAGGATATAGTCATGGATCGATTCATGAAGAGCCTCCTTATCATTATAGATCACCGACTTTCGCTTGTCATACGACAGCTCCAGGTCGAGGATATTCTGTAAGCGGATAGGATCGGTCGAGAATGGCTCAAGGTCATAGGTCAGATCCTTGTCTTCTCTTGTCCCAACAGTGGCGGGGAAGACCGATCGGTTTCGCTTTACGCCACTAGGTGCACCTGCATTGGGGACATGCACTCGATGATTATCCACAAAAGCTGAATCGTCAATGGACTTTGCCACAAACGAGTTGTCAGGAAACAGGTTTTCCTGAATCTCTCTCAGCCAAACTTCTCTATTCAATGCCATATTTTTCTCCTTCTTATTTATTAGTTCTGATAGTCCACGCCGAACTCATCCTTGTAGAGGCTTGCAAACCCCTCAGGGTCGCACTTCTTATACTCTGCAAGGAGATTCTCCTTATCCAGCTCTCGCCACGTCTTCCCATGGAACTTATTTGCCCCCGATCCAGTGGGCTGGGTAAACTGCTTCGCAGAGTGGAACTGCTTCGCTCCAGCATCCGCCTTGGGGAGGCTAGCCAGCAGAGCTTCGGTATTCTCTCGGTCGCTCTTGAGTAGGTTCAGGTAGGTGGGCTTCTGCTCCTGAGTGATACGCCCATCTGCGACAGCCGTATTAAGGAGCGCCTCCAGCTCCTTCGCTTCCAGCTCAGCAACCCGCTCCTTCAGATTGGTGATCGTCTTGTCTGCCTCCTCCAGCTTCGCTGTCTGACCCTGCAGACGAGCGACAATGTCTGCCTCTGTCGCATTAGCAAAGCTGGGAATCCGTTTAATTTCATCTAGTAATGCCATTGTACTGGGTTCTTGTGCCTCGTTTCTCTCGAGGCGGTTGTTAAAAACTTGATAGATATCGTCGGTACTGCTTGACTCATCCAAGTCGGTCTCCTCGGGTAGATCATGGATGCCATCAATCATCCCAAGGTCTAATGCCTCCTTGGCTGTCAGCCAGTGATCCTTTCCGTCGGCGAAATAGCGACTATGTACCTCCTCCTTGGTGAGCTTAACACGCTGAGCAATCATCTCAGCTAAGCTTCCCTCAAGGTTCTCAATGAGGTCTGCTGTCTCTCGGAGCTCTTTTGCTGAGCCATAAGCGCCCCCACTCACCTTATGGAGCATCAGTCGTGCATACTGCGACATGTAGAGAGGCTTGCCACAGAGGGCTATTACCCCTGCGATACTAGCCGCTATACCATCTACATAGATCTTGATATTAGCCTTGCTCTGACGCAAGGCATTGAAAATGGCAATGCCTGTAAAGACATCCCCTCCCGTCGAGTTGATACGTACATCAATGGAGTTGTACTCCCCCTCGAGGGCTAGAAGCTCGGTGACTACTCGCTGACTATCGATGTCCCCCCATTGTCCCACATCTCCATAGAGTAGGATGGTTGCACCCCCATCTGACTTGGGCACATAATTGAAGAATTTGCTTGGTCGATTCATATAGTTCTCGCTCGATTTCTAGTGCAAAAGTATGGGGCGATTTCAATGTCTGCAAACTCAATATTTACCATAATAAACCACTGATACTATGGTGATTATGAATACTATTTATCATAAATATTGAATTTGAAATATCCCCCAGAAGACCTCAACTTTGCACCAAAATCAAGCACGTAAACAGACGATGAATAATCCAAGAAACATCCAGTATATCGCTGTGCACTGTACGGCGGGAAGTCAGAAGACAACTATCCCCTCACTCTTAGCTGTATTTAAGGCTAGAGGCTTCAAGAATCCAGGATACCACTATGTTATCTCGGCAGATGGGACTATCCATAATCTACTCTCCGAAGATCAGGTATCTAATGGGGTCAAAGGGTTTAACTCTGTGAGCATCAACGTTGCCTACATCGGTGGAGTCATCTCGCAAGGAGGAGTCCTTAAGAGTGTAGATAACCGCACCCCTGAGCAGAAGGTGAGCCTCAGGAAGCTCCTCGGGGAGCTCAAGAAGAGATATCCTAAGGCAGTCATCCAGGGGCATCGGGACTTTTCGCCCGACCTCAATGGCAATGGAGTGATTGAGCCATGGGAGCGCATCAAGGACTGTCCTTGCTTTGACGCTAAGATCGAATACGCCGACATCAAGTAATCATGGCAAACCAAGACGTCATCCACACCATTGCCACCCGCCTTGTCGTACCCCCTCCCGTCTTTGTGTCTCCTCGAGCACACGCCGTTGGGGCAGATGCAACAGAGGCTAGTCGGCATGAGTTTGATCGACTCAGCGAGGAAGAGCAAGCGGATGTAGTGCGCTACAATTCGCTGGGAGTACCGATGGTGCTCCCACTCTCCCTGCGCTTGCCACTGGCTGGAGAGACGGATTGGCTACTCCCCTATGAGCCCATGATCACGATCACGGGGAAGCACATCATCACGAAGAGGCAAGTCGCCAAGAGCAAGGCGAGAGGATCCATAAAGGAGCGCTGGACGCTTGATGACTACTCGGTCAAGATCGAGGGAATCCTGATGAGCAAAGCAGACAGCTACCCTGAGGATGACGTACGCCGATTGCGCAAGTTTTGCGAGGCGGGGGAGGTTATCGCCACCTCCCCCCTCTTAGAGCTCTTTGGCATCTCGAGGCTTGTCATTGAAAGCTGGGAGATCCCACACACCGCTGGAGTACGCAACCAGAACTACTCCCTCTCTTGCCTCTCTGACGACACCTACAAACTCCTACTCAAGTAGTATGTACACGATGATTTACTCTGTCAAGGTTGGGGAGCACACCCTGGGCATGCTTGATAAGGTGGATATCCATCGGTCGGTAGAGCTTCTGGCGGACACAGCCACCATAACGCTTCCTGCAAGCGAGTACAACAAGAGACTCTCCATCGAGCAAGAGCTGAAGCGAGGTGATAAGGTGAGCATCGCCCTTGGCTACGAAGAGACAGGGCTTGTAGATGAGTTTATAGGATACCTCCAGCGTATCTCGACAGACAAGGGCTCAATCACCTTATACTGCGAGGATGACCTATACGCTTTCCGTAAGCCCGTCACCAACGAGGTCTTCAAGAAGATCAGCCTTCAAAAGCTCCTCGAAAAGCTTTGCAAGACCATTGGATCGGAATATAAGGTGATCTGTAGCTATGCGTGGACGTACGATAAGTTCACCTTCCACAATGCTACAGCCTTTGATGTGCTGAAGAAGGTTCAGGAGGATAGCGGAGCAGACATCTACCTTGACGGGACGACCCTCCACGTGCACCCCCCAGGGGAAGTTATCGGCAAAGAGAGGCTGTATGATTTTGCGGTCAACATCGAAAAAGCCGACCTCAGCTACAAGCGAGCCGAGGATAAGAAGATACAGGTGGTGGTGAAGGCGCTCTTACCCGATGGAAAGGTTCGTCAGGTGGAAGTCGGCACAACGGGAGGCGACAAGGTCGATGCTGTCCATGAGCAAAATGCCGTTTTCGCGGGCTGTGAGCGCCAGGGGGTGAGCGTGGCGCATGGCGCGAATGATGCGGCGCGCTCCTTCGTAGTCGCGAGCATTGAGCCGGCGACGGGCGTTGTCCAGGGCTTGGACGCCGGCGATCTCGTCGTTTTGTCGATGGACGGAGATTTTAGAGGTCTTCTCGTGGCAGCCGAAGCACAGCAGGAAGAGCAAAAGGAGAGGAACGGGGAACAAACGCTGCATAGTGAGAGGTTTATTGGGGGGCTAAGTTACGAAAAAAAGACCATACGGGCTCGTTTCTGCGGCGATTTCGGACGAAACGGAGGGAAGAACGTTGGTAGCTGAAAAAATAATGAGTAAATTTGCAGTTAAACCATTATTGATTTAACCAGCCCAATGAAACAAGCTTGTTTCCAGCTTCCTTACCATATTCTCACCCCGGGCATTGATGTATTGCCTGAGGCGGATGCGCGTTTGATCGAAGCGGCCAAAGTGGCAACGCAAACCAGTTATGCGCCGTACTCCAATTTCTGTGTGGGGGCGGCGGTATTGCTCGAAAACGGTGAGACGGTGTGCGGCAGCAATCAGGAAAATGCCGCCTACCCGGCCGGAACGTGTGCAGAACGAACGGCCATTCATTATGCCAATGCGCAGTTTCCCGGGGTGCGTCCCCTGGCCATTGCTGTGGCCGCGCGCAAAGCGAGCGAAAATGGATTTCTCGAGCAGCCTATCAGCCCTTGTGGGGTGTGCAGACAGGTGATGATCGAAACGCAGGCGAGGTTCGGAAAGAATTTGCGCGTGTTGCTCTACGGTGAAAAGGCCATTTTTGAACTCGAAACGGCTTCTGTGCTCCTACCTTTCCAGTTCGACAGCGCTTCGCTCTGATCTTTTGAGAACGAATCGGCGCCCGGCGGATGAGGTTCGCCCGAGGGCATGAGACGGCGGGGGAGAATTTGACGCAGCAGGGTGAACCTCTCGAGGTTCCGCCCGATTCATC